CAAATTTGCTGTTCCTTGCGCCGTTGAATCAATGAATATTGGTTTCCTGTTCTCTAAAACAGTGTTAGTTTTGGTTAAATTGCTACTTAATTCAGCAATCGAATCCTGTGTCGCAAACAGCTGCTTCACTTCTGTAATATTAAGTCCATTAAGAGTTACCTGATACAACGGCATGTCCGCAATCAAATCCCCTGCTTGGATATCTCCTGTAGTATATCCCGGTACTGCCGGACCGCTTTCTTTTGGCGTTCCTTGAATTACTTTCAACACAAGTGATTCTTCTTTTGTGTTCTGATCCCTGCTGTATCGTGCCACGATAAGGTCTACTCTCTTCATTCCCTGTGACCCATTTGCAATCGTTAGTGAATCATATGTATTCTTTTTGATTGATGCAGCACACCCTTGATGCATGATAACTCCATCACGTACCTTGATTTCATTATTTGACGACACTTCAGCCTTTAACCGTGATCCAGTTCGCAAAACATATGATTCTGCTCCAAAAATTCCAATATTCACATCTCTGTCCTGTTCAGCAGTAACATGTGGACTTCCTGTATATCCTGTGATGATATCCATTAAGACTCTCCTTCCAATTTATATTCTATTTTTTCTTTACCCTCTGAAATTGTCCAAATCTTACGTCCGATTGGTTTCTTCATGCTTGCGCCGGTAAGATAATCTCGTCCACCTACAACATCTCCAACATCCATGTTTCCTTCGATTTTCTCCATAGTCATATCATATTCTGTTTTATTCTTTGATTCTTCCAGTTTTTTTATCCCATTTTTCAGGAGATCATCTCGTTCCGATCCTGAACTGTCGTAGATTTCCACAATTTCATCCGTCCCTTTAAAATACTGCTCCTGTCCTATTTCCCCATTCTGGCCAACATACAGATGAATTACCAGGCGATCTTTCAATTCTCCTTTTCCAAGACAAATCAAATGATTAACGCCTCTTCTGTTATCATCCATTTTGAAGTTCATATTCTGATCATTTGAAAATTCATATTCCGATGAATAATCTACAATAGGAACTGCTTTTACCTGCACGTATCCCATTTCGTATTTATCGCCCTGGATATACTTAATTTCCATACGATATCCAACAGACTGCAGCATTTTTCGGAGTCCTTCATGAAGTGTGCAATACCGATCGAACTGATAATTCGTTACTTCTACACCGGTATCTTCACTCACGCCGTAAAAAAGCCCTGGGAAAGCCTCCTGCACTTTCTGCTTTACGATTGTATTCAGTTCGCCTTCTACCGTTGCATAGTCCTGTCCACTTCCAGGCTGAATAATCTTCTTTGTCATCATTCCACGCCACGTATACCCTTTTGTGGTAATGCTATTCGCCTTTGTACTTGTCGAGATTTCCTGTACAATCCCACCATACTCCGTATCAGGAACATACAGTTGGCTTCCAAATTCAATCGTTCCATCCCAACCTGACCGTTTAAATTCAATTTCAAAATCATTTATGGAGTTCTTTTCATCCTCTCCGATTTCCATATCAATATTTGCATTTAGGATATATCCAAGTTCTTTACCATTTGGATCTGTGTAGATTAACTCCATTCTGGCACGCTCCTCTCCTTATACACTTTGATATCAAAACCAAATTCGCCACTCCAGTTCAATGTCAGCATGCCTGACGGAATTAAAGAAAACACACTTTTATCTTTTGCTCTTTTCGCAAAAATGTTTTGGATCGTTCCATTTCCAAGATGTTTCGTAATCGTCTTATCCCTGCTCTTTATCAAAATGTATTCTCCATTTTCCAAAGTCTCATATATCTGATATGGATAATCATTGATAATGATTCTTGGATCTGCACATGGTCCATATATCACAATTTCAAAATTATTATCACGAAAATGATCAATAAACCAGTTCTGTGTGCCAGCGCTTTTTCTTGAATAATCATATGGATAGTCATACGGATATTCCAAAAATCCGTATGCTTCTCCTTTGTTTGCCGAATCCGGATAAAAGCTCTGTTCCTGTTCCATTGACCAAAACGGGTACGGACAGTATATTTCTATCTTGCAATCTGTTCTGCTATTATTTTCACCTGAAACCTCATTGCTCGATTTCTTTATATATCCGTCAATGTAATATTTTCCATAATAAATCCTTCCAGGTGACAGATTCACCACATCATATTCAAACGCATTGGTAAGCTTATTCAGAAACTGCTTTCTCTCAAATTCTTTCCCTCGCACCGTAAGTGTAATATCATACACCACCGGTTCTTTCGTGAAAGAATTTACCGCCACTCCCATTTCTTTTTCTGTAGTATTTGGTATCCATTCGTAAGCGTGGAAATATCCGGAGGTTGCTCTCATCTTATCACCAATCAGATTATATTCCTCTCCATTGGAACACACATATTTGATCTCAATCATTCAAGCACAACCCCCATTTCTCTTAATACTCTCATTACCTCTCTGTCATTCAGATTGATCACGATAGTTTCTCCTCGTTTGGATGTTGTTTTCAAATACTCCAACAACTGTTCCAGTTTTTCAATGAGCGCATTGTTCTCGTTTTCAGTGCTATTTCTTCCAGAAACCGCAAAATCCAAGCTTGTCCCGACAGGTTTCTTGAGTGATTTTTGGAGTTCTTCTGCAGCATTAGAGATCAACGATGTGTTTCCGGTAAGTCCATTCGCAATACCGGTGTCTATCATCTCTCCAACAAACATTCCCCAACGTGACGGTGAGTGAATCCCGAAGAATGCCAGAACATTTTCTTTAAATCCACCAAGAACACCTTTTACAGCATCCCATAGCATATGTGCCGCCGAACGAAGTCCGGATGCGATACCGCTTATGATATTGATTCCAATACTTCCCCAGTTCTGGCTCGTAAAAGCATTCACAATTGCGCTGATAATTGCCGGTATCTGTCCAACCAAATTCGGAATAGCACGTATCAAGCCTGCTGCCAGCTTAGCGATAATCGTAATACCACTCTGAAGAATCTGTGGAAGATTCTGACCAATTGACGCTACAAAACGCACGATTGCAGTCGCTGCTGCCTGGGCAATCTGTGGCAAATTATTTATGATGCCATTTACAAGTTTCAGCAACAATGATGCACCTGCACTCAAAACAGTCGGAAACATAGAAATAATTGTGTTGGCAAAATATGTAATAATATTGCCCGCCATCGTTATTACTTGCGGTAAATTTTGCAAGATTCCATTCACAATGTTTGTTATGAAATCCACACCATTCTGCAACAAGATCGGGAGTTGCTCCTGGATTCCGATATTAAACTGATCCATAATCCGCATTGCGCTCTGATAAAGAGTCGGTATTCCTGTTGTGATTCCGCTTGCAATTTGCGGAATCAGTCCAGACGCTGCAGCAAACAGTTGTGGACCGAGTGCCGTTACAAATGTAACGATTGCTGATGGAAGTGCAGATATAACATTCCATACTGCCGGAAGCAGATTTCCAACTGCAAAGGTTATGATCGTATTCGCCAGTTCATTAAGTGCCGGTCCTACATCCATTCCCAGAGCAATTTCTCCCATTACATTTTTAGCCGCTGCTTTCATCTGGTTGAACGATCCAGATATAGTCGTTGCCGCTTCTTTTGCTGTCGTTCCGGTAATATCCAACTGTCCCTGGATCACGTGAATTGCACTGTAGACATCTGATAGATTATCAATATTGTATTCCACGCCACTGATTTTCTGTGCATCTGCCAAAAGACGCTCCATCTCCGACTTCGTACCACCATATCCAAGCTTCAGGTTGTCCAGCATTGTATAGTTCTGTTTGGCGAATCCCTGATATGCATTTTTGATGTCTTCCATATTGGTTCCCATCTTATTCGCATTATCAGACATATCTACCATTGCCATATCTGCCACATCTGCAGCTTTGGAGGTGTCGCCAGCAAGGGAACTAAGAAGGCTCGCTGAAAAGCTTGTAGTTAGTTCCATGTAGTCATTTGCACTCATTCCTGCTGTCTGGTAGGCTTTTGCCGCATTTGCTTTCACTTTATCGGCAGAATCTTTAAATAATGTTTCGATTCCACCAAGACTTTGTTCGAGTGCTGCACCTTCACTGATGCTCGCCGACAGAGCTTTCCCGATTGCTGCTGCGGCAATAACCTTTTTGATCATGCCAACCATTTTCCCACCAAAAGAACTTCCGGCTGAGTCTGCTTCCGGCTCTATTTCTTTTTGAATTCTTCCCTGAATTCCTACCGCCGATGGTATGATCTGCACATACGCTTTTGCAAGTTCCGTAGCCATCTTATCCCTCCTTTCCCGTCAATCTCGCCCATTCTCTGTCAAAATCTTCTCCAGAATCAAACGTCTGAATTTCTTTGGATTTTTCCGTTCCATCACCTATGATCATTCCAAGCAATGACTTCGGACGGTTTTTCCCAGTCGCTCCATCCTCGGATTGTAACCAGGCGGTCATACGTGTTCCATCCGCAATAGCTGCCATAAGAATTTGTTCCGGTATAGGATCTATCCCTGCCATTTTCATTTTGATTCTTGAATTTTCCCTCAACCCACAAGAAAAAGTCGCTACCATTCTGCACGGTAACGACTTATAGTCATAAATATGATATGTTTCTGCAAGGTCGCACAAAAGTGCATCCTTGTCAAAATTAAGCATGTGAGCGAGGATTAAGAGTTTTTTCCTGCTTTTGCATTTTTGAAAATTTCCTCTATTTCGATCATCATTTTCGACATTGGAACCCTTCCATTTTCTGTCCGCAAATGTTCTTTTAAGCGCTCCTTCTGTTCTGTACCAATCAGACGATTCAGCATGCTACTCATTTTCGCCACATTTCCTGCATCCATTTCACACAGATCTTCCAGAAGTTCATAATCATCCAACGCCGCTTCATCTAACTCATACTCAAAACCACTGCTTGTTTTTCCCTTCATTATTTCTTATTCCCCTTAATATATTCGTAATGTGTCTGTCCATCCGCATCCGGTACTGCCGATAACGTTGTCTCGTATCCAATCGCATCATCGTCCTTATATACAATGTCTCCGACTTCCGTAATGCTTGCACACGGAATAACGATACGCTTCACTGCGTCTTTCAGAATCATATCCACAGCCCACGCATTCTGTTCCGCTTCATCTGCATTTACTTTTACCGTAATCCCTTCCTCAAGTGTTCCGGTAACATTATCATCTCCGTAAACACTCTTCAGGACCTCTACATTCAAGGCTTCGATCATCGTAAACTTAAAATTATCTTTCTTACTGGTCTGCATATTCAATACAGTGTCGCCGCCCCAAGCATTTTTGTTGTCAGTTTCCGGACTATTAGAATTAGTGAGTCCATCCTCCGAGCAATATCCAAGTGACTTAAATGCTGTGGTTGCATCTGTTGGCAATGTTGTTCCGAGCGGTGCTCTAAAAATCGCGCCGCCTACTTTCGGCTTACCTGTACTTACATTTTTAGCATCTGACATTTTTATCCTCCTTCATCAGAAATGAACCATATCATATACAGCCTGATACCGATATTTCTTCCTTGTTGTATCCGTATAGTTGTAGTCGCTGTTAAGCTGGCACTTACTGATATCATCCATTTCAACAATTTTTTCCATTGCTTCTTTCACTCTTTCATTGAGTGATGCCGCCCCATAAAGGGATCCTGAATAAGACTGGATAGCAAGAGTTGCTGATGCAATATGATTTTCTTCGCCAGATCCAGTCTTTTCAATCAGTACATATTCCTCCGGAAGTCCCGGTTCTTCTTCCATCCTTACCGGAATATCAAGCTTGTCTTCCAGATATTCTCTAACTTTTTCCTCGATCATTTTTTCTACCCATTGCTTTCAGCAAGCTATTGTTGCCGTCGTCTCCATTTATTTTTACAATCGCTCTCGTTTGCGCCACATACGACTCTTTCTCTGCATCTGATGATATTTGATTTGCCTGTTCCAGCAAAATTGCCTGCATCTCTGCTGATTTCATCAACTCTCTTACACCGGATCGATTTAACTCAACTTTCGTTTTAGCCATAACGCTCCACCATCCATCTCTGATTCCATCTTCCTGGAATATTTTCTTCAATTCCTTGCTGTGGGAATCCAATTACTCGCCATGATGTGCCAAAAAAATCCACTCTACAGTCTTGCCAGTCGTGCGTATCTCCTTTTGGAATTGCGATATTGTAGACTGCTTTTTTTCCAGTAATATTAAGCATATCCAGCACTTCTGTTGTCGATGCCGGAGCAACCAACACGTCTTCCACGGTCACAGGTGTCTCTGTATATATCGGATGTCCGAATGTATCTGTCCCACTTGCGGTTCGTTCGTAGAGCTTCACCGGTATTCCTTTAATCATTAGCCTCTTCCTCCTGCATCAAATCCGAATATGGATTAAAATAGCCAATTCGATTCCCGACACCAAGGATTTTCTTATCCAATTTAGTCAGATACAATTCGCCGCTTCCATTTGCATTTGTCCAGGTCTGCGAATATACCATTGCTGTCGTAGTTGTCTGTGTCGTTCCAATAGGTACACCTTCCTCTCTGCTTCCGAGTGTCCGGATAACCATATTACATGACACTAATTTCTTTGCCTCGTCTGTAGCATTGTGGTTATATGCATCAATGATGATCGCTGCATCCTCCAAGAGTGCCGTTACATAATCTGTATCCGAAATATCTGTTCCTTTTCGTTTCCAAACATCCTCAATTGATGCGTATGCCATTGTATCACCTACTTTTTCGCTGTTTGTGTTCTCTTTCTGGTGTTCTTAGCTGATGCCTCTTTCTTTGCTTCGACTGGTTCTTCTATATCTGGAAGCTCTGAGTCTTCTGTCGGTTCTTTGAGTTCTTCCACAGGTTCTTCTGTATTTTCAGCTTCTGCAACTCCTGTTTCTGTTTCGCTATCCTCGATCAAATCCTCGGTTTTTTCTTCAATAATCGGCTTAAACATTGTGGAGTCTAACACATCGTCAGACTCCACTACAATTCCAGTTTGTTTGTATAAATATTTCATATTACTCTTCCGCCTTCACGATCTTTGTAAATGCTGCCTGATCCATGATTCCAATTCCGTATACAATTTCTGCACGGATTGCAATCTGGTTCTGTCTCTGCAGGTCTCCAAGTCCATCCGGATCACCGTATTCGATCAAGTGAGCGCCAATGGATCTCTGTACTCCCCATCTAAACGCATCAAACTGTCCTACGATTCCAAGTAACTTCGTATCTGGTGTGATTTCATTTTTTGCTGAAACTGTATCAGATACTGCCGCAGTCATTCCGGAAAAATTTGTAAGATTCTGTCCGAATCCAATTTCCGGATAAATCTTTCTTCCATCCGCATCCCTCATAGTGGAAAGACCAAAGGAAAGTGTTGGATCCATTGCAATACCACTCGGTACATAGCCAGACGAGATGATCATTCCTGCTGCCGCCTCGATTGCTTCATCATACTTTGTGCCTGCAAGCTGCACACTCTGTTTCGTGTCAACCAGCCCTTCTTTTACAAGGCTTGATACCGTTCCTGTAAGCGGATTGATTTTGTGAATTCCAACAAGATCCAATGCTCTTCCCAGTGCGATTGACGCATTTGACGCCAGATCCTGCAGTACGCCGATCTGTACATCTTCGTCTGCCCACTGTACTTCCTGCGAAAATCTCATGGTAACCTGCAGTTTGAACGGATTTACTGCTTTATGAGCATATGCAGTTGGGGTTGGCGATTTCTGCCCTGCCTCTCCTACGAGTTCTGCTTTCGGTGGCGATGTAAGTACCCACACCTGCTGTTTTCCAAATTTCTGCGGTCTTGCTCCGGATAACTGCGCCAGAGTAGATCCTTTCTGTGCTTTTTCAAAAATCCCCTGCGAAATCTCTGCCGGAATTTCAAAATCTGAGCTAATAAGTGCTGCCATATTCTTTATTCTCCTTTACCAAAAATTTGATGTGCAAATTCTCTCATTGCATCATCCGTTGTGTTATACTCTGTTGTCTTTTTCCTGTTTCCCTTAGTTCCCGGATAACTCTTTGGCTTCGCAAATTTCATAATCGCTTCTGCCTGTTTTTTACAGGTTTCCTCATCTTCCCCTGTCAGTAATTCTACCGGTACACCAGTGTCTTTTGCTGTTTTTTCTCTTACCTGTCTTACAGTGTCTTTCTTTTCAAGTGCGCTTAATTTTGCCTGAAGAGCATCGGACTTTTCTTTTTCCTTCTGAAGTTCCGTTTTATTCTGCGCCTGGTACTCATCGTACTTACTTGCCTTTTCTTTCAGGTCATCATAATCTGCATATTTCTGTCTTTCTCTCGCAAGGCGTCCCTCTATGATTGAATCCATTTCTGCCTGAGTGAATGTTTTGTCATCTGCCATCTTGTTTCCCTCCTGATTTGAGTGTTTTTAGTTGCCACGTTTAAGGCACGTGTTGCCATAAAAATAAGACGCGTAACCCTGCGCCTTAAAGGGAGATATCTGGATCACCGCCTTTCCTATTCTGCAAATTTCCAATCCTCTGACAGCATATCAGCCTGAGACGCTAACCATCCCATCTGAACACCAGATGTTCCGCAGAATGCAATAGCCATGTTTCCGATGGCATCATGCTCACAATTTACAATATCCCCATCTTCTGTTTTATATGAAATTCCGGTTGCAAGCTGGATGTACTGTCCCTTTCCATTCCAGCCTTTACGTGCCACTTTCATTCCACGTTTCAGATATTTAATTGCTTCTCCAAATGAAAACAGAGCTTCTCCGCCCAGTTCCGGACAATTTTCTCCGTCTGCCAGTACCCATTCATCAGAACAGATATTTCCAAATGTATAATCTGGAATCTTTGTCTCTCTGATATCCAACTCTTCGCCATCTTTTGTGTGCATGATAATAGTCTGTTTCTCTTTTGACCAAAACCAATAACCGCCCCAAGATGGAATTTTCACTTTGCTACCCTGCTTCATTATTTTAAATGCCTCGTCAAATCTCATGTTCTTTCTTCCTTTCTTAAAAATGAGTATAAAAATACCACCAACCGTTTCCGATCAGTGGCTTTTAATACCATATTACCGTTTTTTCTTTTGGTGGATTATCCATCTTTGCAATCCTTTTCAATTCTCGCCTCACGTGTGGTGCTGCAAACATGCTTGTATTTTCATGCTCTACAATCTCTCCATCCGGAATTCGTATTTTCATAAAACCTGCTGGTTCTTTTCCCTCTGTTACTGTTCTTGCTCCCAAGCCCAGGCTTTTACTTTTTCAAACGCTTCACTAACCTCTTCCGGCACGTTTTCAATTTTCCCATCATGAATATGATTGACATACGGTTCGTATACTTTCATTAACTTTTCTATCTCATCCGGATACTTTATGAGTTTCATTCTCTCTATCTCCTGTTATAAATCAACATATATTCTGCTTCCGTTTCATCATATCGTCCTAATTGATATTGTTGATATGCATAATCGCTTATTTCACTTACATTATCCTGCGTAATTCCTAATGCGTCAAGATTTTTCTTTGCCTTTTTGCACAGTTCTTTCAGATATTCACTACGGTTTTCTTTGGTAATCTCCCAACCCGCTTTTCGGAATTCTTCTGCCTGTTTCATATGCCACATTTCATGCCTTTCAACAGCATCTTTTCCACCAGCTAATTTCTGTATTTCCTGCTTTGCTATTGACTGACTATAATATACTGTATTTGTACACGGATCATACAAACCAAGGGCATTTTTCAGTTCATCATCTGCCAGAATCACAATTGTTGGCTTCCGTTCGCTTGGAACACCATATTCTTTCAAGGCCTTTTCTGTGTTCTGATTAATTGCATTCAATGCTTTTGGCTTTATCTGTGCTTGATCTGATATATACATAGATGTATCATAGCTTTCCACTTTTCTAACCGAAACCGCCACTTCTTTGCCGCCTCTGGTCAATGAAATTTCTTCTGCTTTTCCTCTTTTAACCTTTCGGTAAGCCTGTTCTGCATACAGTTCTCTCTTCCTCGCATTAATAGCCTCTTTATTCTCTTTGTATATCATCCGGCGCATGGCATTGATGTCACCGCCTGCTGCCTGATACTCCTCCAGATACTTATCCGGATCATATCCTGCAACCGTGCTTTTTCCATCAAACCGGACTGCATATTCGCAATCGCAATGCGCATGAATGTGTTCCGCGTGACCATTCCTAAGAGCTTTCTTTGACATGTTCTGCCATCCTCTGGACGCAAGTGTAATGCAGAAAGCACAGGTGTCCCCATGTGGCACCCAGGCAAACTGTGCCCCGTCACGCTCTGCATTTTTCAGTGTCGTATCTGCACCTACCTGTTTTACAAGCCTTGCAAGCGTTCCAGGAATATTGTTCGGAGACTGCTTTTTTGTTCCTTTTACTGCTTTTGCCACTTCCCCATAGTCCGGGAGATCTGCTACTTCTGCCGTAGGGACTATTACTCCCTGTGCTGCAGCTGTCGCTTCATACATCTGGCACGATAATGCACCGATAGCCTGTCCATAGTGTTGTGACAGTGCATAGGCGTAGTCCAAAAGTGCTTTATCGTTTTCCAATCCATTCTTCTGAACCCAGGACTGCATCAGATCCGCTGCTTTCTGGCTAATCTGTGACATCTTCGTTATGTACTCCAGCCACGCTTTCTCCGTTATCTGCATTTCCAAATTCCTCCGTCAAGATACTGTCACCTTTTGCCCTTTGTTCCTGTGCTCGGATTCTGCGGATATCTGCCTGATCAAAACCAATCATTTCAAGGAAAATATCTGTCTGTGCAAATCCTTGTCGCGCTGTCGCAATTTTGAGTGCTGCATCTGTAGTAGATGCCACGCTTGGCATTGCCGGATTCTTAAAATGTGCAATCAGCTCATGTGTTTCTTCCGGAAGCTCATCCGGAATCGTTCCAAGTTCAATTGCAAGTGCCATCCGTCCAATCCGATACAATGCATCACCATTTGATTTATTCAGCTGTTCTGCCATAAGGATCAAGGTCTGTGACTGTGCAATAATTGCTTCACTGGAAGTCGGATTTGCATCATTTATCACACCAACATCCGTAACCGCCAACCCCGTTGCCGCTGAATACTGTGTAGCAAGCATCCGGAGCATCTGAACATGTGGTTCAATATTTCCCTGCGAAAGTTGCCCGAAATTCGGCTTTTCCCCAGTCTCCGGATTATTGGTACTGTAGAGAATACTTCCAACATACTGTTTGAATTTATTATCAATCAGCATATCATATTGTTCATCTGACACCCCGAGCAGATATTTCTGTGGAGAAGTGGCAAATTCCAGTCCAATCGTTGCATTTGCGACTGTTCTTACATATCCCTGGATTAGTCTGCGGACCGGCTCTTTTAGCCTTGACTGACCAAATGGTTTATCGTTTGTTGCGTCCCAGATCAGAGCCACCATAAGGGGTTCTCCGAAATAATGGGGATTCTGCGTAGCATACCATGTACCTCCAATCCGATCCAGTTCCCAGATGTCTGTGTCTGTATAGAAATTTACATGTTCCGGAGACCATGTAACATCCGACTCGTCTCTTCGCGCATCTTCAAAGGCAAATCCATATCGGATGCGTCCTTCGTGTGCATTCCACGAAGCTGCAGCACAATGTGGAGAGTAAAACCGTACTCTTGCATCATCTTCCTCTCCGGATACCGCCGCAAATGCACAACCGTATTTCAGTTCTTCTTTGACCGCTTTATTGTATTCCGCTATCAAATGATTCCTTTTCATAATCTGATCCATATCTTCTGACTTCGTTCCATTTTCTGTAACAAACCCATCAAACATCGATCTTCCCGCAAGTACATCAACGGTTTTTGCTCCCCAGGCACATCCAATCTCAAGTTTTCCAAGACCTGCTGGCAATGCAATCCCAAGATTCACTTCATTCAGTGTGACTTTTCCGTTATAATAACGGCGCTTTTTCCTATTTGCACTTCTGTGATAATCATATATGTATTTCAATTCCTGAAGCCACTGTTGTTCTTCCGGTGGTAATCCTTCTACTCTTCCAAAATTTAACTCCATTATCCTATCCTCATCTTTCTGTTCGGATTTCGTTTCGATGTTCTGCATCCCCAAAGTGCAAGTGCTGCTGCTTCGATCGGGATTGAGTTTTCTCCACCAAATCCCCAGCCACCGGAAATCGGTCTTTTTACAGACGTAATTGCTGATTCATTCAGTATTTCTTGGTATTTATACCATGTTACAGTCTGTTCATTGATTTCCTGTGATAGCTGACTCGCCGCTGCTATCACTTCTTTTGCTGCCGGTCGAACAATTGACTGCTTATATTTCCACACCGGTGTTATCTTCTCTATCAGGAAGTCAACTCCATTTCTTCCATCGATCACCACACAGCTTGCCATCTTGTATCTCTGATTTAGCCAATCCGCAAGCCACTGGATTCCTCTGTCCGTTGTTTTAAGCTCGATCAGTGAAATTCTCGCTTCCCCTACCTCTGGACAGACAGCTCCGCATAATGCTACCGCCGAACCGTCAAGCGAAAACTTTACACCGTAAGCAGTTTTCCCTTCCGGTTTTTCTTTTTCCGAAGCACATTCTTCCCATTTCTTCTTATCAATTGCATAGTCCTGATCATTGTTGATTGGCGACCACCAGCCGAGACGCTCTCTTGCAAACGTGTCCGCATCCATCTGTTCGCACTCTGCAGCTATGGTTGTTTCTGTCATTCTTCGCCCCAGTGCCGGATTGCAATCCGCCCATCTCTGACGATCAGTAACATCTCCAATCTCTTTCACAGAATATTCTGTCCAGGCTGTGGATTTGCTCTCACCTTCCGTTGCCCGTTTTCTTATCTTCCGGAATACTGTGCCGGTACAATTTTCATCCGGTGGTGTTCCAAGATAAATCGTTTGTGGATTCCTTGACGCTGATATTGCCGGCAAAAAAGATGCCTGCTGCTCGCTTGTCAATTCCTGTGCTTCATCAAACACAAGACAGTCGCCATGCAGTCCTCGACCACCATTCCTTGTTCTGGCAACAAATACTACTCTTCCACCATTTTTTAGAATAATCTGTTCTCTTCCGAGTGCCGCCTTAATTTCTTTTACATACTTACGGAGTCCTCTGCTTTCAAACAAGCCGCGCAATTCCATAAAGGTTTCTGTTGCAGTTTTCTGCAGATGAGCTGTGTATATAACCCATTCTGCATACAGAATCATTCCGGATGCAATCCGCCCGGAAGTATCCAGTGTTTTCCCGTTCTGTCTTGGAACAGATAAGCCACATGTCGGCGCTGACCAAACATCATCCTCTGTACGCCCCATCCAATCATTCAGCACTTCACTCTGCCACGGATCCACAATCAATTTCCCGACCGCAAGCACTTTCACCGCATCTGGGCCATCCGTATAAGCGTAATCCGGAACAATTCTATCGGACGGTGTCTGGCTTCCCATCAGCTTTTCGTGCCGACAGGATTTCTCCGATTTCGTCATCGTCTTTCTCCATTCCTTTTATTTCTTCAATTTCTTTGATTGTTTCTCTGTATTGTCTGGAGAGCTGAGGCATTGTCTTCGGACCGTCAGCAGCATCTTTCGCGCATATATCAATCTGTTTTGCGAGTATCAGTGCCAAATTTTCCAAGCGTTCCAAGCGGCTTCCTTCGCTTGTTACTGTTGCCATTTTTTTTGCTCTTCCCATCAAAATTCACCTTTCAAGAAATTCCCTGTGTGTAAATCGGCGCTGGACAGCGGTGGTCGCCGCCGCCGCGTGGCGGGGTACCCTCCCCACCCTCTATTTGCAGTTCTCACCATTCCCCATCTGTAACGTTCATTTTGGGCTTTTGCTGGCTCCTCTGCATTTCATTCAACGTTTTATTGCTTTTCGCTGCGTTGCAACAGTAATGCGCCGGTTGCAGGTTGTTCCAGTCCTGTGCCGCTGCTTCACGTGAGTTATATCCAAACTCACGCCACCTTGACACCGGTTTGATTTCATCTATAACAAAAGACAACGGATGTTTGCTATCGCTTGGTTCATTGTAATGTATGGGGCCAAGCCTGCCTTTACATATCCCGCATTCTCCACCTATTGCTTTAAACCTCGCCCGGTGTTTTCTTCTCAGATTCCCGTTAGCGCTTCTTGGGTTCCGTTGTTCCTTCATATCTTTTCCTCTGACGGTTTCTGTATCTGTAATAAGGAGTTCAAAAAAGTAATAATCGCAACAAACAAATGTACTGACGTATGAATAAATTCTTTCCAGAGTAAACCGCCAAACCTCTTTCCGGAATTCATGGCAAAGAAAAAGGCAACAATCTTTCGACTGCTGCCCTGTTCATCTCTTTACCTGAATACACTATATCACAGACCGAGTGTACCATTCTATACCATTTTGAATTTTTTTAAAGCTTCTGAATGATTTCTGTGTACCTGTGTCCATCTGTATCCCGTTTCATCACAGATCCTGTTCCATCCCTCACAATCTATGTATCGTTTCGTCAGCACATCTTTTTCTTTCTCGTTATCCAGTTCTTCAATCCTCTCTCTGATTTCTGTACGAATCTGGACTTTCTTTCCCCTCTGCCTGATCAGCTTTCTTTCCAGTTCATCAATCTTCGCCATATAATCCGACAGATCAGAATGGTTGCTGCTTTTTGGCAGCCCATCTGCTGCCAGTGCTCCCGGAAGCATCCGATCCAGCTTTAAGCGTTCCAGCTCTTCCTCGATCCGCTTCTCCTGGCGTAATGCTTTGCCGTACTGTTTCAGGTATTCCTTTTTCTTCTCGTTCTCTTCTTTCACTGTTTCCATCGGTATACCCTCCCTGTCTTCCTGTCTCTTAATACTAAGACCTCGAATCCAAGCAGACTTGCTATATCCTTTAATGCTTTATGTGCTTCCTTTACATGATGTGGGATGCGGCTTGCATCTTGGATGGCTTTGCCTGCTGTTGGATCACAATATCCTTCCTGGTTTTTATACAATGTTTCATCACCTTCTCTGCTACTCTATCATTGCCGGAATGAACAGCGCCCATAAGCACCACGCAGATCCCGTCCATTTCATTCCAATAATTACTGCAACTGTCGTAATTATCCATACAAGTATCTTTGTATATTTATCTTCCATTATCCTTTATACCTTTCCGGAAGCGGCATCCACGCCACAACCTTATACGGTTCTCCCTGTTCATCGAACCAGACACCTGTCTGGGAATAATACAGCGTTGTTGCCTTATCAGCTCCCTCGATCGTGACCAGAAACTCCGCTGCATATTCACTTCTGACATATGATTCTATGAACTCCCGTTGATCTGGGAGTCTTTCTGTTGTTGGAATCCATCTGTTACTCATTATTCTCTGCCTTTCTTCATGAAATCGCGGCAAATAATAGTGCTTCTTTGATCTTTCTGTTGTTCTGACTTGTCATGGATATTTCCTACTACTTCAGCATCAACCATTTTTATCCAGTACCCCAGATCTTTTCTAAAATCTCTTTTCTCGTCCCAGTCTACATAAAATCCGACATGGCAAGTCGTTGTACTGTCAAAGCAACTCTGATATTCACCAAATTTTACAGGAGCATAATAATCACCATAATGGTATTTAATAATGTCGTTCTCCCATATCTTCCTTCCCTTCTTGTCTGTAAGTCCGGTGTATTGACAGATCGTATCCGAATCAACGAGATAGCCATTCTGTCTGCACGTATCTGCATTTTTAATGTCATATATGAACCATGCACCATATCTTTGAACCACATATCCCTCAACCCATTCTCCACCGTCTACTTTCTTCGCTCTAAAAAGAATCTCTCTATTCATTTCTCCTTCTTCCTTTCTTTCATGTACTTCAAAATTTCTTTTTTCACCATCTTGGCATATTTTGGATACTCGCATCCAAACATAGCGCATCCATAAAAAACTGTACCATCGCCCGGATCTTCATGATCTACACTCATTTTGCAAGAAGCACACTCTTCAGGACTATGCTCTCTGCAATAATCTCCCATTGCCAGTAAGAAGTCTTCGATCTTAACTTTCATCCAGTCCACCTCGCTTCACAATTTCAATCGCCATATCTATAGCGTGTTCTTCACTCATATCTCCATCCCAGCACTCATTGAGACATTCGCAATATCCGCAGTCCTCACAAGCTCCATCAAGCTTTAGCTGCTCTAAGTTAGAGACAACATTCTCCACGTCAAACGCTGTCGGCTGTTCTTCTACCGCTTTCATGCACTCTTTTATTGTCTCGTAGATTTCTTTCTGATTTTTACCGTCATTGCGTCCGAACGGAGCTTCTTGCAAAGCATAATCATTCAAGTGAAGTACCAGTTTGTCCGCATCAATTAATCTCATAACCACTCTTCCTCTCTATACAGCTTCGGCAACGGCATCCATGCATTTACAAATATTCCGTAACTTGAATATGGTTTTTCATCATCTCCCGGATAGAATGTACCACCCCCGCCATTTTCTTCGTACCTTGCGATATCTGGCATTGTGGAGTTTTTAAATGATACCAGTATGTAGCTTTCATCTTCCGGCAATCTCTCGCTTATTGGAATCCACTGAGTTTCTTTCAGCGCATGTATCCCCATTTCAATAGCAGCTACTGTTTCCTCAGTCCAGCCCCATTCAAGATGTTTCACTAATCTATCTATTGCTTGTTGATTATTCATCTTCAGCCTCCTTATACGGTTCCGGCAACGGCATCCATGCTATTACATCCAAAATTCCCCATCCATCCGTGAAATTAATTCCATTCCAAAAAGCCCTAAATGGATATACTTTGTCTTGGTCGCTACTTCCGTATTTTGTCGTTACCAAATACACTTCAAGACATTTTCCATCAAACACCAGATTTTCTTTTGGCTCTTCAGGTATCCGTTCACTGCATGGAATCCACTTTGGTTTCGCTAACTCTCCAATCTCTTCTGCCAGCTCATCCAGTTTTGCATGAATGAATTCCGATGGTACTCTTGTCAGCGTTCTAATGTCTTCTTGTATCTCTTCTAATGATCTGTTTCTACTCATACTTACACCTCCTCTTCTTTTGGAAATTGAAAAATAAAAATTTCGGAAATTTTATCTCTTGCTTTTCCCTCTTTTCGTCTTGTATTTTGTATAAATCTTTTCGCCTCTTCTGCCTTTATATAATTTTCTTATTGCCGATCCAAGTCCATTTTCCATATCCTCGGCAGTCCGCTCCCATGTATCTTCTGCTTCTCCCAACAGTTCAACTGAATTAGATACATAATCAATCAGCTTTTCAATCTCCAAATCTGTGAAATAAATACTCCGTCCCATTTGCTTTACCACCCCATATCATTACGGTATCCAATTGCACTTGGATTTACCATGTATGATCTTTTCAGCTCCGATTCATCCAATTGGTGTTTCAGCTTGCTTATTTTTTTCTTTAGTGCCCGGTTTTCTTTTAATACTGCCATGAGTTTGCAGCTATCTTTCTGATCACATTTCGTATCTTCTGAATAGTTTTCACACATCAGGCATACTTCTTTTTCAGTCATTGTTGCCGCCTTTCTTGTATGGTTTTGGAAGTGGCATCCATGCTTTTATATCTTTCCAATCATTTCCACTTTCCAAGTAATGCCCTACAATATCTATGCTGTTCTCATCGGTCCATACCCTTTTTCCGTCTGTTACTATTATTTCTTCACCATCTTCCGGCATCGGGCAGTCCAGATAATAGACTATATCATCCGGGATTCCTTCCTCTTCCCGTTCGGCATCCAATATCACATGCCATTTCACCGGAATCCATTTCGAGATCATTCCAGTCTCTTCTAAATCCTCATATTCTGCCAGCTTATTACAGCACGCCTGGTGTCCGTTTTTTCTCAAATCCATTCTTGGTATAGCGTGTCGGTCTTCTCCTTCGCCAATCCATTCTGTCAATCTATCCATTGTTACCCCTTCCTGCGCCATGATTCCACGCCTTCCATTCCTTCTTTACTGGTCAACTGCTGCCACTCCCAGTTTATATAGCTCCTCACAATCCCTTTCTGGTTTCTGACCTGCACATGGTGCGGATAGATTCCAAGAATCGTGACTTTTTCCGTAGCGAGTCTGGTTTTACCTCCCTTCTGGGAGATCCTGCGCCTTAACTGTACTTTGTCTCCAACTTTCATTTTTTTGTTCCTTTCAGTCTTACCTTGCGCATTTTCTTGCTTACCGAGTATATGAACGCCCGCATATTGCCGGGTTTAGTCGTCTTCCTCTTCATCTTTCTCACCCTCCCGGTTCTCTAAAATGATTCCATTTGCATTTATGTCTCCGTCCGCTTTTACCAGAATGTATTTCTCCCCGTTAATTACTTCTAATGTAACGAGGTCTGTTCTGTCTGCGCTTACCGATACATGTGCATCTGAAAGTCCAATTTCAAATGTTTTCGTGCTCACTGTGTTGTCCGCATCGATTTCAGCCGCGTCACAGTCTTTTGTTTTTTCTGCTGCCAGTTCCGGATCTATCCCGATGCTTTTTAATACGTTTTCCAGCTCCGCGCCTTTTAATATCCGGTTGTTGGATTCTGCTTTTATTTCACGGATTCTTCCAAGGTAATGATAAATATCTTTCGCCTGTTCCAGGCTTACTTTTCCGTCTGCTGCATTTAACCCTTCCCTAAAAGCTTCTTTTTGCTCTTTTGGTGTGGATGGCATCCCGCATCGGAGTGTCTGCGTGATCAGGCCTGCGTCCGGTTTATCCGGAACTTTGCTGTAGTACCAGATATGTTCCGGATCTTCGTGGCGATCTGTAAATGCCGGATATAAAAATCCTTGTGTCGGCATACTTACTACCCAGTCTCTTGTACGTTCCTGAATATCTGCCAGTTCTGGTTTATAAGATAATCCTGCCGCCGATAAGCTTACCGGGCAGATACATCCGATCATGTACTCATAAACCTCTTCGCTTTCATCCAGATCCGCTCCGTCCGTGGCAATTCCCGGAATGTCGTAGATTCCACTGGCAATTAGAATCAGGGAATACCCTTTATTCGATATGTCAATAGACTCTGCAATCTCTTCCAGGAAGATCTGGCGTACATCGTTGTCTTCTAATCCTGTTTTTACAATCGTGGCCAGATGCTGCTTTCTTGTTTTTCCCTCAAAATCCAGCTGAAACATATTTCTTCCAGGCTTTCCAGATAAAACTTTTTTGAAGATATCCAAGTATTTGAATGTTTCCGTCTCTTCGAGGTTTAAAAAGTTTTTTACAAATTCCAACCTACAGTTCCGGTCATTATCTACGATATATCCGGTTATCCTTGTGATATTGTACCTGTCTATTGTTAGAGTTCTTTTGATCTCCAGTAACTCTTTCTTCATGTCGCTCCTTTCTGGCTGCCGCACCGGGCAGCCATGCACTCTGCGAAATTGTGATATATTAACTTCCTGTGGTGCCTATAAATAATTCTTTCCGGCGTTTTTCATCCACTCTTCCCTGGTGTGGGTTCTTTCGTACACTTCCTGGGCTTTCGCCATCAGGATCCTCGCGTTCTTGGCATTGTTATGGACTGCTGCCGGTCCGTTCCGGTGATGTTCCAGGCAGAGATTTACTTTTAACCCTTCCGCCTCTGCAAATGCATGGGTGTTACCAAACAAAACATGATGCTCTTCCAGATATGGCTTGCATGTAAAATCTCCATCCAGTAACATGCACAGGTAGCACCGACGATCGCCTTTTGGCTGCATGATGCTTTTTTTGTGCTTCTTACGTTTCTTCTTAGTTGGTTTCGGAAACATCATATTCACCAGATAACACCTCCCCGTTTTGATCTACTTTTTCGTTTAAATACAGATACCATTCCTGTGAACTGTGTACTTTTTGGGTTGTCTCTGCAAGGTACAGAGCCGCATGATACAAGGGAATTGTCTGGAGATATTCCCGGCGGGTTAATTTGATTTTGGGAAATGTGGCCAGATATTCTTCTACGGTTACATTTTTCGGGCAGGCATCCGGTTTCCAGTCTTCTACACTTAACTGCTCCATCTTAGGACTCCTTTTTGTATAGCTCATGGTTGCCGTAAACCAAATCCGCCTCTTCTCTTTCATAACTCCAGCCATAACGCATTAAGATTTTGAAGCATTCCTGGTATCTCTTTCCGGCATCCTCTTTGTATTCTCCGGAATACTCTACTAAATCCCCGGTATAATCATCTATCATGTTGTTCATTGCAATCAGGAGCAACACCTGCGTATCCAGTGTTTGTATTTTTTCTTCTGCTTCTTCCTTTTCTTTCTCATCTGCATCATACAGGCTTTTCCCGGTAAAAAATTTTAGAACCATTCCATTTCCTAACCAACAGGACTTCTCCATCATGTTCCGGATCATCTTTTCAATGATTTTCTGGCGTTCCTCATCTTTTAACAGTTCGATTTTTCCGTCTGCTATTGTCCGGATGAATTCTTTTTTTCTTTCATTCATTTTTTTCTGTAAAGCTTTCAACTGCTTTGTCTTTTTTCTCTGCCTGTCCCATTCCGTTTCAACCTTTTCTGATTTCGGGAGTTTTTCCACTACATCAATCCCATTCCAACCATCCAGATAATACAGTTCTTTTCCGCGGATATTGATTCTCTTTGGTGGTTCTTTATCCAGGCTGAACGTTTTTACATCTTTCAGCTCTGCCGTATACTTCTTTTTTTCTATCTCCTTTGTGGCTTTCTTGATTCCTGCTTCCTCCAGAAGCTCAACAATAATCTTTTTGTTCTTCTCCCTCTCTTTGTTTTTAATCTCCGCTTCTACTTTCCACTTAATCTGTCTTGAGTCTGCAGCATCTTTCAATATTCTGTTCCTTGTTTCAACATCTTCGATTCTCGACAGTTCAGCAAGATCTTTTAGATTCAGCTGATATACCCCGTCTTCATCCGTCTTTTCCTTCACCAGATCCCGGTCAAGCTTCGCAATCTCCAGCCTCCGGCGCACGGTTGTTCTGGAGAATCCGGTCTTTTCCGCAATCTGTTCTTCCGTATCTCCAAGGTTAAGCATCATCTGGAAGCCTTCCGCCTGTTCCAGGACCGTCAGATCGATGCGCTGCATATTCTCTTCCAGCATGGTTCCGACCTGGTCTTTATAGCTCATGTCCTCTACGATCCGGCATGGATACATAGTTACGCCTGCCATTTTTCCGGCGGCGAACCGGCGGTGCCCGATGATCAGCGTGTATCCTTCTTCATGGTGTGTACGTTTTTCGTCCCAGTATCCCGGAATGACCGTAAGGTTCTGCATGATCCCTTTTTTCTTGATTGACTCACTCAGCTCCGTCAGATCACCCAGGTCTTTTCGTGGGTTATCCGGATGCTGGTGAATCAGCTTGGCGTTGATATTCGTTATTCCACTGGTTGTCATTTTATTTTTTCCTCCCTTTCTTCTCTTAAATGTCCTGCTGTATCATTAAGCGTTATTGCCATACTTTCGCACATCGTGATAAGTGCTGATTTTAGGCTTTTCATCCATCCGTCAATCTCTTTTGTTAACGTCTCCATCATTGTCGGCAATGTTATATTTATCTGCCTCGCCATTTTCCTTGCGTACCGCCGTTGTTTTCGTTTATCCAGCTCGAACGGAGGATTTGCTCCATACTTTTTCTTGTAATTCTTTTTCCATTGCCTATATTTCATGGTTTTCTTCCTTTTCCCGCATTTTAGACTGTAGTCTATCGGAATACCGCGTAGACTCAGAAAACTCTAAGCTTACACGATGTTTTTCCATCTGCTCCGACAGCTCCTGCCAGAGCTCTTTGTTCTTGATCTCTTTTCCATGTGGTCTGCGCCACTCTTCCCGTTTCCATTTGTCCATATTTCCTTCGTTTATGGTTGTGACCAGGAACTGATCCGGCGTGTAGGCAGTCACTTCACACGGTCGGAGCATTCTCAGACCGACAAGGATAGCAATCATACTCATACGGTGGTATGTCGTCTTCTGTTCGGTCTCGATCTGTGCTTTCACTGCCGGTCCTTTCTTAGTCTCGCATTCTACCAGAGCGATGCACTTTCCGTTTTTTGCGGTTGGTCCCCGGAAGTTTACTTCCGTGAACAGTTCTATCTTCATCTTCCGTCCTCCTTATCCGGATCATTTCATAATGCCGATATGGAAATCCGGTTGCTTTGTTGATTCCTTCAAAATAGGTGTCCTTTACTATGTAGTATCCTTTTTTCGGTCTCGGTTCTTTTTGCCACCGGTACAGAATATCCGTCTCCGGTTCCGGAAGCGGCATATTTCTGGATCTTGAAAAACTCGCTTCTTTGATCTTGTGATCCAGAACACCGTCCTCCACATATTTTTTCTGTGTTTTCTCATTTTTTGTGATGTACTGGGCGAGTTTCCGGAACTCTCCTTTTTCGTATAGCAACTGCTTATTCCGAACCTTCCCATGCTTCCAGGCTGCAGCTATGATCAGATCAGTATCCTGGATTCGGTTCAGAACTACATGAACATGCCAGTTGCCAGACGGCGTGCATTCAATATTCCGGAGCCACCGGAGTTCCTCGCCACGTTTCCGGTATTCTTTCTTGCAATATTTATAAAAATCTTCAAAATCTTTTACCGCTTGCTTCATGTCCGCCGGACGTTCTTCTTTCGGATATGTGAGAGTAAAGAAGTAATCATTCACTTTGAAATACATCCGGAGTCTGTGACGTGCCTTCCTCTCCCTGGTCCATTGGTTGACCTGCTCCACTTCCTCCGGTGTGGCTTTCTTCTTCTTGGCTCTCTTCTCTCCCGGTGCTCCATACCTTCCGTCCAGATATTCCTGTCTCTCTATAACGTTTCCCAAATCGTATGTCACTCGTCTGATTCTCATAGCGTGTCCTCATAACTTTAATAGTCTTATCAAGTTATTAAAAAGGGCAGTCGCCCTGTAAATACTTGACTTTCCCGCCGCTAAAAGGTACACTATAAGTGCTTAGATTATTCGTGTACCTTTATGGTTGCGGCGCTTGCGATATTTCTTTTCGCAAGCGTTTTTTATTCTTCTTTTAAGTACGAAAAATTCATTTTCAGGAATACCATCAGAGCTTCCGCATCATCCGGTGCTTCAATATCTTCTCCGGCTGCAATTGCAAATACAACGTCTCCTAAGATTGGCCATCCGTGCCTGTCTGCATCGTAGAAATAGCTTCCCAGACGATTTACTTCTTTCTGTTTCATTATTCCGTCTTCATCCACCAGCATGATCATTGGCATTTTAAACGTCTCATACAAGGTTTTTGTGCTTACAGTTTCAAAATGCCCGCCTACTGCTTTCTGCAGATCACGGAAATCATCAAAATCTACATTTATTACCGAAATGATATTATCCGGTGTTACTTTTACTGTTTTCACTGCTTGTCCTCCAATACTACTGTTTTTCTGCCTGCTTCTTTCAGGCTGTCTACATATTGCTCTAAATACGGGATCGCGTTCTGTTTGAAATACTCAGAATCACGGTTGACTTTTTCTGTCGATTTCAGAATCTCTATCCATTCATCCAGCTTCTCCACTCTGATCCGCCTTTTACGCTGCTTCTCTTCTGGCACGCTCCCTCGCCTCCCTTATTTTTCTTTTCCGGTACCGGTATTCCAACATTCGGAAGTATTCATGTGCATATGCTCCGACAGCAAATACTGCGAGTCCAAGAGCTTCATACAAATAAAACAGTTCTTGCTGTTCTACCGAACATCCACCAACCATACACATAAACCCAAAAACAATAGTCACTTTACTTAATGTCTTTGCAATCTTATAAAACATTTCTCATCCCTCCTTTACTTGTCCAACTGGTACCGCTTACGCGGTTTTCTCAATGGTATATGTAATTTTCACTTTTTCCTGTTCTTCCAATAAAGAAATCATCACCTGTATAATTTTTTCGATATCAGGTTTCATGCTTACCACCTACTTTCTATTGAAGTTTATGCGGTGCTGGTTGTACTTGTTGATTCGTCCTACCATTTCCTTTCAAACAGAAGAGACAAATGCAACAGCTACTGCAACAAAAAAACTGGCTACCCCTTCAATAAAAATCAAAAGGAATAAGTCTTCTGCTGTTTCATCCCAATTTTTATCAGGTTTTTTCTTTATCACATACGTTCCGAACCCCAATACCCACGGGATTAAAATATAGATGCATTTCCCCATGCTTCTTTCCTCACTTTGTTTTTTCTTTCACCTCAAAATCGATATTTAAATCAAAATAGCTCAGACTGTTAAGTGTTTTCTGCAGCTGATCGGCTTCCTTTTTCGCTTGCTCGATCAACTCCGCAAACTCCGGTAAATTACTGACCTCAATTCTCAGACAGCCAGTTGGCTTTTCTGATACTTCACCAGACTTTTCCGGTGTGTAATATCCTTTCATTTTTCTCACCCCACTTTCATCTGTTGCAAATAGTTCAGTTTTCTCCTATACTTTAATTACAGGCACTTCCATGCCAAATATTCATTACCAAGGAGGTTTCTATGCTTACATATCAATGTAGAGTTGTTTTAAGAGAACTGAAAAAACTTACCAATAACACAGATGCTAATTTTTGTTATCTGTTTTGCACACATTCTTTTTCTCTTGATAATTCCGAAGTAACCTATGACTATGGTAAATTTGAAAGTGAAATTGACAGTATCATGGATACTTTAATCGCGGAAGGCTATGTAAAAACGGATTTCAACGAGTATAATTTCAAATTAACCCAGAAAGCGATTCACGAATGGCAATTTTTGCTTCCTTATTTCGCACATCCAATAACTTATCTTATTACTTGGATTTTAGGCATTGTCTCAGCTTTCATAGCTGAATACTTGATCCAAAATTATCTATGAGATTCCGAAAGTATCTCTTGCGGCATATTTACACCACTTTTTCAACTCTGCTTTGGTTGGTAGCGCATACTTTTTGTCCTTCATATAAAACAGCATTGCTTTTAATGCAATATTGTTTGCCAGCCATCCTATAATGCAAGCTACGCAAATTAACGAAAGTACTATAATTTTCATCTTTCCTCACCTCACTTTTCTACTCACCGCTTTCATCTGTTGCAAATAATTTGATTTTTTCCTATACTTTAAATACAGGTGCTACCAAATTTTACATTTTACGAAAGGACAAAATATTATGTTAGATAATTTCAATCTTCCAGATAAAACTATAGACAAAATATATGATGACGCTTTTCAACCTGCCGCTCATGAAACCGGCAAATTGCTAGGAAGGATTCCTCGTGCTATAAATGCTGTATTTTTTGAACTTGATAAGTGGATTCTTCAAAAAGAATACAATGTAGAACAAACCAAACAAGTTCTTGAAAATAAATTATCTTCTGTAGATCCAGAAAAAATTGTTTCACCTGAACCGTATGTAGCAATACCCGCTTTGGAATCTATTCCATATACAATCAGCAACGAAGAACTTTATAATCTCTATGCAAATCTTCTTGCCAAAGCCATGTATGCAGACACGAAGGAAAGTGTGCATCCCTCTTTTGTGGAAATTATTAAACAGCTCTCTCCTGCTGATGCTTTAGTTTTAAAGGAATTTGCCACATCAAAGAAACCTATTGCTGCTGCAATGTTTTCTATTCTCTTGCGAGTAAAGGGTTTACATATTCTTGGACAATCTCCTGAAGAACATTCTTTTCTTGAATTAGCTTTTGATATTCAACTCCCAAATCTTTCAGAACAACAAATCCGTATTTCTATTGATAATCTGAAACGTTTAGGTTTGATTTCTCTCTTAGATTTTTCTTTATCTGGAGAATCCGCATATGCCTTCGCAAAAAGCACCGAATTGTATTCAAAAGTTAAAGGCGAATTTGCAAAGCTCAACCAGTCTGAAACTCTTGCCGAAACAATTACTACAAAAGAAAAAGCTTTATCTCTTACTCCAATTGGCGAACTCTTTTGCAAAATTTGTATTTTAGATTTCGAGTAAGTTTTTCATTTCATTGCGAAAATCTTTTATTTCTTCAAGCACCTGTTCATCGCAAACTAGATTTTCTTTGATGCGTTTTCTCAACTGTAGCTGTTCTTCTTCAAGAGCGGCTACTTTTTCTTTCAAAGTATCCCATTCCTTTTTTCTTACCCACATCTTTCATTCACCTCACCTTCTTCATTCGCTGCTTTCATCTGTTGCAAACAAATAATCTAATGTTTTGTCCGGAAAGGCTTTTCGCTTAATTTCTACACATTCTCTTAATGAAAGTGAACTCCTGCCACTTAATTTGAAAGACATCGTTGTCGGAGTTACATCCAGAATATCTGCCAATTTCGCTTGGGTAATTTTGCTTCTTGCCATTTCCGCCTCTAAATTTGGAAACACTTCATCACTTCCTTTCTCGATTTTTCGTGATTACATTTTTAGTATATACGATTTTTCGAGATTGTCAATATGTTTTCTCGAATTTTTGAGATTTTCATTTTATTTCAGCTATGTTTGTATTGATTTTTCGAGATTTTAATGCTATTATCTAAGCATAATATCGAAAGGAGAATTTTCAGTATGAATGAATTAGAGTCTAATTTAAAAGCTCTTATAATAGATAAATACGGAAGCATGAAAAAATTTTCTGAAACAATAGATATGCCTTGGACTACATTGGATAGTATTTTAAAAAGAGGAATAGCAAATTCTAATATTTCAAATGTATTAAAAATTACTCGAGAGTTAAATTTAGATACCGAAAAGCTCGCAGATGGTGAAATTGTTTATGTTTCTCATTCGCCAATTACTATGGCAGCTCATCTCGATGGCAAAGATTTCACCAAAGAACAGTGGAGCCGTATAGAATCTTTTGCTAAATTTGTAAAGCAGGAAGATACAAAACAAATCCCATAAACAGAACAGCTATTATGCTGCACTTAATGCTGGGAGGGATAAAGTTTGAATAAATTAGAACACTTAGAACAAGAAGCCTTTGATAGTAATGTAAAGATTCATGATTACTATCTTGGTGAAGATAATTTAAAAGGATTTTACATCAATGGAAATATTGCTATCAATACATCTGTTGGCACTACCGCAGAAAAATCCTGTGTTCTTGCTGAAGAACTCGGACACCACTACACTTCCGTTGGCAATATTCTTGACATGACATCTTTCGCCAACCGAAAACAGGAACGTCAGGCAAGACTCTGGGCGTACAACAAGCAGATCGGTCTGATCGGACTGGTGCGAGCCTTTGAGCATGGCTGTCAGAACCGGTTTGAAATCGCTGAATACCTAGAAGTGACAGAAGAATTTCTGGAAGAATGTATTGAATGTTACCGGAATAAATACGGGATTTGTAAGCGGGTAGATAATTATGTGGTGTATTTTATACCGCAGTTGTCGGTGATGAAATTGGTATAACCGCATATGCGATTATATAGAAACACTTTTTATGAGGAGGAAAATTATGAAAAAGAAACTTGTAGCATTGATTCTGATCGGAAGCATGGCACTGTCGTTTACAGCCTGTGGCAATAGCTCCGATTCATCAAAAGGAACAAAAGAATCATCCAAGAAGACAGAAGCATCTGCCGAAACTCCAAAAGAGGAAGCAAAGGAAGAAGTCAAAGAACCTGTCGTGCTGACTGGAAAATGGGAATATAAAGACGATGACGGTACTTGGATGCAGGCAGATATTACTGAGGATACCATCACAATAAACTGGATTATGGATGAGGGGAATACAACTGCTGTTTACTGGGTTGGAACCTATACTGCTCCTACAGAATATTCTGAAGAATATACTTGGACATCTACCAGAGACAAAGAAGCAACCGATTCCGCTCTTCTCGCCTCTCTGGACGATACAAAAGAGTTTTCTTATTCCGATTCAAGCAAGCAGATTACCTATCAGGTAACAGTTTCTGGAATAACAAAAACTATAACCCTTGAGCAGACAGAATAAATAAAAGAACCGCTCCTGCGCCAACAGGAACGGTCGAGCGATGAAACATACACCAATATGTTTCTCTATTAAGTACTCCGAAGAGATACCCAATTTCCAAATAATATTGTATCATCTTCGGAGCAGCCACGCAAGAGAACTAATCGTAACTATATAAACAATTACATTTTTGTTTCCAAAAGAAATGAGGTGAATATATGGGACGTAATTTAACAAAAGAAGAGCTTAAACGACATAAAGAAAAGGCTTTGGCAAAAATGGAACACTATATCGACTCTTTGATCAATAGTCCAGATTCTAAAACCAGTGGAAAAGCTGACAAATTAAGTTATTGGCTTGAAGATTGGTCTACTTTTCTCGATTTTGAATCTCGTTTTTCCCCATCCAGTTTAAGAAGATACAAACGAGGTGAAATCATAAAAGTCCATCTTGGTTATAATATTGGTAGCGAAGAAGGTGGGTTGCACTATTGCGTTGTTGTCGAAAAAAATAATTCAAAGAACTCCCCTGTAATAACTGTTGTTCCGCTTACCTCTGTTAAGAAGAAATCTGATGTAGATCATCTTCATAAAGGTTGTATCTATTTAGGTAACGAACTATACACAGGGTTAGTTTCCAAAATTACTTATATTCAAAGACCTCTGGAAAAGAAAGTCTTTGACCTCAAGAAAGAAGTTGACGCCACTTACAAAACTCATCCAGAAGACATGCATAAATTCCAAAAGGATTTAGAGGATTGTGCAAGGGATTTATTGTTATTAAAAAGAATGAGAAACGAAATCAATAAAGCAAAACTTGGTAGTATTGCTTTAGTTGGACAAATCACAACCATCAGCAAAATACGAATTTATGATCCGAAAACTAATTTCGATATTTTAAGCAATGTAAAGCTTTCCAACGAAAAGCTTGATCGCATAGATCAGGAAATTATTTCTAACTTTACAAATAGAAAAATTTAAAAATCAACATATTTTATTGACATTTTCATATAATGAGGTATATAATAAATAAGCTAAAACAAAGCCGTTAACCGGCAGTATACAAGACAATGCTCCCAGTCATCTGGCGAGCCGTATTTATTGAAAGACCTCGTAGAAATGCGAGGTCTTTTACGTTATATAAACATTTTTTCAAAATAAAACCGCTCCTGCGCCAACAGGAACGGCTCAAGACTAATGCCCCGAAGGATACACCAGTACGTTCAAAATATAGTGTATCATCTTCGGGCAGCCACCGCAAGCAGAACTCATGTTCTTCTGCTGGCTGTTATTTTTATACTCATTTTTACGTATATTGAAGAGAAAGGTGATATAATATGCCAAGTAAAATTGAACGCTGCGCCATTTACATCCGTGTGTCTACCGCTGAACAGATGATGCACGGTAAATCCCTGGAAGCGCAAAAGCAGTACCTGACCAATTACGCCAAAGAACATAATATGACCGTTGCTGGAGTTTATGCTGACGAGGGTAAAACTGCCCGTAAAGAATTAAAAAAGAGAAAAGCTATCCATTCACTCCTCGAAGATGTAAAAGCCGGAAAAATTGATGTGATCATCTTCTGGCGGATTGACAGATGGTTCCGTAACCTGTCTGATTTTTACAAGGTACAGGAAGTCTTGGACGATAATAACGTCCACTGGATCAGCACCAGTGAACCGGGAATCAATATGGAAACCAGGGATGGACGGTTGCAGCTGAATGTAGTCCTGTCTATTGGCCAGAATGAAGTGGATACCACCAGCGAACGTATCAAATTCGTAAACGAAGCATCTATCCGGCAGGGAAAACTGATCTTCGGTGATGTGAATATGGGGTACGGCTACAAATCTGGAATCATTGACGGCGTAAAACGCATGGTAAAAGATCCTGATCGAGAAGATGCCGTAAATGCTTTTTATCGTTTTTTCTTTAAGCACCATGCAAAAGGACTTTCCATGCGCTATATTCAGGAAAATTACGATCCGGATTTTACATGGGCGAATATGCGAACACTGCTGTCAAGTGAATTTTACAAAGGAACCTATCGCGGAATTCCATACTGTCCTGCTTACCTGACAGAATCCGAATGGAATAATCTGCAGGAAATACAGAACGCAAATGTTAAGCGTGCTCCTTCTGGCCGGATTTATCTTTTCAGCGGCATGATAAATTGTCCGATTTGTGGACGCAGGCTTAGCGCAAGAGGCGGTTCGTCCATTATCAACAGGAAAACCGGTGCCAAAAAAGTATACTGCTATTACCGATGCAACAAAGCTTTTATTGATCACAAATGTACATACAAGCACATGGTAAGTCAAAATCTCATAGAACAATACCTGATTGATCATCTGGAATACGAATACAATAAATTTAAAATAAAATGTGAAAAAATTGAAAAGGAACAAGAAAAAAAGAAGAAAATTCAGACTCCTGAAAAGCTCCAGAAAGAATTAGAACGATTAAATCTTCTCTTCCAGAAAGGAAGAATCGAATGGGATTATTACAGCAAAGAATATGATCGGATTGAAAACGAACTGAATGAATTGTTAAATGCGGCTCCGGAATTAGAACCTGATTATGCTTATCTGGAAGAGCTGCTGAATACAGACTTTAGAACAATGTACTACAATTTAACCCAAGAAAACCGCAGAGCCTTCTGGCATTCTATTATCCGGGAGATTCACCTGAATACTGATCATACCGTTGACTCTGTTGATTTCTTATAG